TGAGTCTTCTGGTTCTGCTTCTGGTTCTGCTTCTGGTTCTGCTTCTGGTTCTGCTTCTGGTTCTGCTTCTGGTTCTGCTTCTGGTTCTGCTTCTGGTTCTGCTTCTGCGGCTTCTGCTTCCGCTCGTCTTCTTGCTTCTTCTCTTTGTCTTCGGCTTTCTGCCTCAAGCCAAGCCCTAGCAGCATCTAATACCTCTTGAGGGGTAGGGCCACTGGGAGGAACAGGTTGAGTACCACTAGGAGTAGTGGGAGGAGAAGTAGTAGGGGGACCAGTAGGACCAGTAGGACCAGTAGGACCAGTAGGACCAGTAGGACCAGTAGGAGGAGATTGTTGTGTTTCTTCCTCCGCTTCTTCCTCTGCTTTTTTTCTTTCTTCCTCTGCTTTCTTTTCCTCTTCTGTCATAGGAACTTGTACAGCTAATGGTCTACCGTCATAAGGAAACCCATTTTCTTTTTCAAAATACTCACAAAACTCAGGAAACTGGGCACAAACAACTGCAGGATCATCTTCTATATAAACTACTTTCCAACCATCCCTTAAAGGTGTGTCACCACTACCTCTAGCATCGCCTGTGTCAGTAGTAGGAAAAACATCACTACCACTCTCTTTATCCTCGTCTGTAGGAAGCCTAACTTCATACCCTTCGTCTTCTTCTCTTTCTTCTCCTTCTCCTCTTTCTTCTCCTCTTTCTTCTCCTCTTTCTTCTCCAGAGGGTTCTTCACTACTGGGAGGTGCTCCATCAGGACGAGGTGCTCCATCAGGAGGAGGGGGTCTTTCACCAATAGGAGGTGTTCCATCAGGACGAGGTTCGCCTTCTCTGCCTTCTTCTCCGGGTTCTCCCTCTGGATCTGCTGGACTTCCTTCAGGGGCACCACCACTATTTCTACCACCCCCGCCTTCATCTTCATCTTCTTGATCTGTTTCTTCTGGTGGCTGCTCCGCACTCGTTGGTGGTAATGGTGTCCATGTAGCTCTGGTGCCGCCTACTGCTGGTCCTGATGTCATTACATGAGTGCGATTATTTACTTGGTGGCAAACACCGTTTACGCATACAAGAACGTCTTTTCCGTCTTCAAAGTCTTTTTTTATCGAATCCCAGTTTTCATCACGAAAGTAGGCATCTTCTACGGTCTCTCGTGTAAAAGGATTATCTCTGGAACCATCTGGCTTTAAAAGTTCACCATATATGTCTTCAGCTTGGTCACGAGTTAGTCCTATGTCAGCAAGGTCTTCATCAGACATGTCATCAGGATCAAGTTCACCGTTTCTTATGTCCTCAATATCAGATTGCGTATCCCTTGCTTCATCTATGTCTTCTTGTTCAAAAGGACCGGGTTGCTGCCCTAACGGGTCATACTTATCACCACTGGGGGTTCCTGCTCTAGGGGTTCCTGCTACAGGCACACACTCATCAGTTATGATGTCGCGCCTATAACCTACTGGACACCCGTAGTTATTCTCTGGAGTTCTTTCTTCATCAGGTATTTCGTCTGGAGCTAAACCCCCAATACTTGAAACCGAAGAGGGGTTAGCAGTATAGTTATCAAACCCTGTTTCTGGTGCATCAGGAAAAGTTTCTGCAAATAAACTTCTTTGTACTTCCTTATCTTCTATATTTTTCCCTTCTTGGGCTGCTTTTTGTAGAGCAGAAGCCCACATGATGTCTCCGACACTAGAAGGAAAAGAAGCGCCTCTGTATGAATCTCCTTGATCTGGGAAAGCTGTTGTCCTTGCAAACGGGCTATCAGGGTAGCCTTCAGGAAACTTATCTTTATCTTCGTCTGGAATTACTAGGGTCACTAGGTTATCTCCAGTATGCTTGCTACAACGTGCAGTCTATTGGCTGTGGCTGCAGTTACCTTCAATATCTCACCTGCCTGTACCACAAGGGGGGCGGTAAGTAGTTCCACTGTGCCATTAGCACCGACAGCTTTGGTCTTATATATACTAAATACTGCACTGGAGGCATCTGTTATGGTCAGTGTAATAGTGTCTGCATTGTTAGAGTCTTCTGACACTATGATAGATTTTACTATACCCGTGGTCAAAGCCGCACAGGTGTATAACGTGGTTATATTAGTGGTAGTCAGGTCTACCTTTGCATTGACGTAAGTATTAGCCATTAACTAAGAAACCACGCATTTGCTTCAGCTTGACCTACTAGTCTGTCACTACGAAAGGCTTGGTCTAACTGATTGAAATAAAGTCGGAGTACGTTGTTTATATCATCGAAATATCGCTGATCGTACTCCGAAGGGGGAAGCGGTAGTGCAGGTGCTCTAAACGTAATATTGTAGTCAGTTATATCTATGGGCATGATTTACGCCTTTTATAATATCCCATGCGTTCTCTTCGTTCTTCTTTTTCGTTAATTGTTCTAATTCTCCACTCAGATAAACCAAACGCTTGGCTTATAGACTGATGAGATTCTCCTTCCCTACATCTCCTGCGTATTTCTCTATTTCTTTCTGATTGCTCTGAGTTACGGGGGATGGGTAGCCCCGCTAGACCTCTATTTACGGTAAGTGCTTCCATTATCGTCTTCCGTCTGCACGAATGTCTATTCTAGGAGAGCCTAACTGCCAGATTACACCCTGTGCCGTAGACTCTATTTTAAATGTCATCTGTCTGCCTCTAATCCTTATATTTAATTGTTCTGTGTACTTCTCAACAGGGGCTGTGGCTGTGCGTGTAACTGACCCTCCGTCATTACCGCCTTCTGATGTAGGGTTATTGATACCAGAGCCTGAGTTATTAAAAGGTGCTAGACTTAATGTAGCCGTAGGATTATCCACCGTAGACCCATCAAACGTAATATCAGGCAGTATACGCTTAACAAACGCAAACCTGTCACCATCATCAATGTCAAACTGAGCAGAAGATATGTTAGCTGAAATAGCTGCAGGGGTGGCAGTTTCGTTATCATCAACACCGTTTTCATGCTCTACCAGATTGTTATTATAAGTGGCTGCCAGAGGGAACTGACGCAACCCTGAGTCTAGCCATGCGGTTCTGGTTAAAGTACCGTAATACCATATATCCTGTTGGTAGTTGTATACCACGTACTTATCTACAGTAGAGCTACCTGACGAACAATAGAACCACCATACCTCGTGAAAGGCTTCTATTGTACCTGCAAAGACTTGATCTATCTGTTCTGTATTAATGTCGTTAAATATGTGTCTTCTTAGATCGCACCGTAGCTGTCTGGTTCTACCATCGTATATATAAAACTTGTCCCTGCCCATCCAATAAGAAGCCCCATCAGCGTAAGCAACAGAGTTCTGAGAAGCGATAGATATGTTCTCACCTACAATTTGTGAACTCCATACAATAGGCGCACCCACATATTGCAAGTTGTATAGAGAAGAGTCTGTCCACACCAGCACCTCTTGCCGTGCTTGTTGAGCAGTAATTATAGAACTGCCCTTTGATAGACGTAGGCTACCCGCTTGGTTAGTGGCTGCAGGAGTCCATTGAACGAGACTTTCTTGGTCAGACCATCGAATTAACATGGGATCTTGTGTAGAGGAACCCTGTGGATTAGCACCAAAACAAAATACAAAACGACTGACATCTGATACAAGTACGGTATTGACCACGGTAGGTACATTTGACGCATCAGCTAAACTAGATACCAACACGGCTCTGTATGTTGTGCCTTGAGAAGAATCCCAGTAATACAAAGCTCCACCACGAGGGGCAAAAACAAGGTCTTCACCAAACCCAGACTGACTCCACAGTCTTATCTGAGTATTTGACGACTCACCATTACCCCATGTACCGCCACCCCACGAACCACCTGACCAACCTACCAGCGGTATAGCAGTGGCAGAACCCGGAGTTATTTGGTACTTACCTACGGTAGACCCACCACCATTACCAGAGTCGCTTGAGTTAGCCGTCACGGTATTACCTGATGTATCTTTAGCGGTAACAGTATAGCTATTTGCATCTACTACAGTGACTATCTCATAATCTTGATTAAGTACATCAGCCGTAATATTCCCACTTCCACCCAAGGCAGCCGCCCCGGAAAACTCCACGAAGTCACCTGCTGCCGCGCCATGATCTGTATCAGACACAGTAAGAGTAGAAGACCCGTTGCTTGCGGCAAAAGTAACGTCTCCTGCAGCGGTGGTAGCACGTAACGGAGTGACATCGTAGTATGCGCCACCCTGTCCTATATAAAATTTAAGGTTAGTGCCTACCCCTAAGTAGTTTGCACCTGCTAGAGAGATCCAGTTGAAAAGCGACCTACATACCCCAAGAAAGCTATCTGCTGATATCCGAGTCCAACCACCTATACGTTCAGCATATCCTTGCCTAAAACGTACTTTGTCACACTCGAACCAAGAGTTTTCGTTACTGTAACTAGTTTTCTCTCTGTTGACACCGGGTTCCAGAGCTAATTTCTGTATTGTCATTTACGTATCCGCTAATGCTAATATCCGTATTTTTAGTCTGTGCGCCCTTGCAGGGGTTTGAGCCATAGCCCACCTCGAATCAACCATCTCAAGTGCTACCTGTCCCCAAGCCTGTGCTTCTACCGCTTTATTCATATGCTTGAATTTAGTTAAGTTTCCCTGACCAAGCTGAAAGCACATATTTACCAGCACATGCTGGGCTTCTTGAGGAAGCTCCTCCCAATTAGAATATATTTTTCGGCACCCGTCTATGGCAATATGTACATCTTCTTGAAATAACTCATAACACCGATGTTCCGTAATGCTGTCTTCTTGTGGGGCGCCGTCATAACCATCTCTAACTGGCAGACTAGCTTCTGGATCAGTGTGTAAAACCTTATGCCCTATACCTACTGTAGGATGTCCTTCCGTACACCTATACACATGAAGCACTTTACCTTCATCAGAAGATATTTCTTGATACAGCTTTTTAACATCTACCGCCATACATATTTTCCTAATACATACCCAATAATAATGCCTACCGCTAACTCAATCATTTTTTGTTAAAACTCTGAAACCCAAAGAAAGCCGCAATCAAGCCAGACACGGATATAAAATACACGGAGGCTATATCTCCTAGTATAGAAGCTGCTTGATCTAAATTAAGAAAAGAGGTTATTACAATGCCAGAGGGGTATAGAAGCATACCAAACAAAGCAAACCAACACATGTTCTTCTGTGCATCAGCTTTTTCATTAGCAATTTCAAGGGCTTGCAGTCTTTCTGTGGTAGCAAGTTCTGCATCCGTTACCACGCCATCACCGTCTGTATCGTATTTCTCGTACTCACTCCCCGACTCTAACTCTTTGTTCATTTTTTCTTGGGCTTTTTCTTAGGAGTCACTACTGATTTAAGAGACTTAGCTTGAGCTTTATGTAATTTAGATGCTTTGTTTAAGCCTTTGATTACTTTGTTAATTTTACTTTTTGCTTTTTTCATTACTTTTCTCTACTTACTTTTTGGGT